TGTCTCCGAACAATTCAGTAATATCATCCCCTAAATCGAATGAAAATTTTTCCTTGTCGTAAATCCTATTTCCTCTAAGCGTGTACCTTTTATCGTACATATCTACTCTGAGTACATTAGGAGGTAGTGTGATAGCGTTTGCAGTAGGGACAAATCTGTAGTTGTAGTCAGTATTAAAAAACCAGCCTCTAGATTGTGTTTCAATCATTGTCTCTTCAACCATTCGTCTAGCTACGTCACCATCTTCACCTGTTTGAATGTCAGTAATCAAAGTACCAGTAGGGTACGGCATCTCACCAATAGACAGTAGACAGTCATTAATCATGTCTAGTTTTGTGGTCGAGTACTCAGTACCATCCGTAAATAAAATTGCCATAATTAATCCTTTATGTAATAAACTTAAAAGGGGCTACCCGAAGATAACCCCTAAAAACCTACTACTTAGATTAAGCAGTAGTTACGATAGCAGCAAGACCTGTTGCATTCAAACCACCCATACCTAATGCGTAGTAAGAAGTCAATAAGTAACCAAGACGCTCTGGAATGTAGTTAGACTCAGAAGTAATATCCATAGCCTTAACAACACCAAATACATCTTTAGTAAATACAAGAGCTTGCAACTCATATGCTGTACCAGTACCAGCACCACCGTCTTGGTCGTACTGAAGAGCAGCAGGAAGATTGTTAGTCCAAGCAGTACGTAAGCCAGCAACCATAGAGATGTTACCTGAATCAATACCACCGTTATTAGAAGTAAAGTCAGCGTTTACACCACGAGTAGACTGTACAAGATTGTAGTAGTTCTGTGGAGTAGTAACAACCATAGGCTCAGCAGTAACGTCACGACCGTTGAATAATGAACGAGCTTCGAAGTAACCTTCTACAAGTACATTACCTTTAGCTTCAGGACCAGAAGCAGCATCCCATGCAGTGTTAACATTGATAACACCAGGAGCTGATTGACCTGTCTTAACAGTCCAGTTGTCCTCATCGAACATATCTACCATACCTTGGAATACAGCCTTGTCAATCTTAGTTGCAAGAGCTTCACCAGCCTGCTTAGCTAATTCACCACGAATTTCGTACTGAGCTAGTTTCTCGTCTAACTCATCAACAAAGTGAGAGTAGTAGTAACGAGTGCTAACAGTAATAGTTACTTCATCGTTAGCTAGAGTTTGTGTTGAGATTTCTGCACCTGGAGTATGAGAAGCAACATTGCTATCAGACGCCTGTCCTGTTACAATCCACTGTGCAGACTTACCGCCAGAAATTGTACGAGTTGAAATCATATCTAACGCAATATTTTTTACGTCAAATGCTTTAAGAACCTCTCCAGTGTACAGGGTCAAAGCCGTGCTACGTGAAGCATCCTTATTAATATTAGTTGAAGTTATAGCCATTGTTATTTTTTCCTTATAATAGCGTGAAATTAGTTGTTCGTACCTTACGGTACATTCTTGTTTTTACAAACACGTTTTGGGCTAAGTTATCCTTTGTTGCACACCGTAGTATGCCCCTCAGGGCTTAAGGGAGATGACGACAGAAAAGGAGAGCAAAACTACCATCACCTCGCTTAAGACCTAAAGCAAGGTAGCAAACCCCCATAATTTAGGGGGTAGCTATCAGTTTAGTACCACTTACTCATATCTGTCTTAAGCATTTTCTGTTCTACTTGTTTACGATAACCCGTATCTTTTTCATACCTTGGGTCTTTAGCATCTTTTAAGTATTCAGACTTAGTCGAATAACCTTCAGTACGTGTTGTCTGAGGTTGATTAGTGTGCAGTGTTACATCTTTAGGAGCATCTGTCTTAACAGACTGCTTGTATCCCATAAACAAACTAGACAGTACTGCATCCTGTGTTTGTTTGTTTCCAGAAGCAAGTTGTAGATTAATGTTCTGCAACTGTTCTTCAGAGAAATTAGCAGCTGCCCACGCTGAGACATCCTTAAATGCTTCAGTACCACCATAAGGCTCTAGTACAGTATCTGCTTCTTTTTCTCTTTTGTAGTTGATGTAGTCAATCTTTTCATCGACAAAATTTTTATCATACCCAAGCTCTTCTAAAGCTTTGTACGAATCTTCCGACAGACTTCCGTTCTCATCATACTCATCAACGAGAGCTGCGAACTTATCTGCTGGTACATCTTTACTATCTTCAGGTCTACCCTCTTCTAACATAGGATTTACAAACTCAGAATCATCTTTCTGTTCTGTTGTTTCCTCTGCCTTAGGCTCATCTGCCTCTGGTTGACCTTTCATTTTTTCTAGCTCTGCATATGCCCTAGCAATTTCCTCGGCAGATTTACCTTGGAATTTGTCTGGCATTTCAAAGTTATCTTCAGACGGTAAGCTTACATCAGCCTCTGGTGTTTCTTCACTTAATGTAGCTTGTACCTCGTCCTCACTTAAAACTGTAGACTTTTCCTGCGATGCTTGGGCTTCGTCTACAATCGCTTCTTCTTGAACTTCGTTCTCCATTTTTTACCTTCCTTTACTTAGTTGATTTTGCTTTCTTAGCAGGGGCTTGCTTAGGTTGTGGCTGTGTAGCCTTAACCTCTTCTTCCCTTTGCTTTACAGTATAATCGTGTTGCTCTTTTAGAGAGTTGAAAATCATCTATCCTCCTTGTTTAACAGCAATCTGTTCCATCTGATTAGCTTGGTCTTGTTGTGCTTGAGCCTGCTGCATCATCATAGCTTGTTGTTGTTCTTGTGCTATAGTCTCTTGAGACTTAACAATGTCCTCAGGGTTCATACCTAACGCACTAGCTACCTTACCTATGTACTTACCTACATCTAAGTATTGAGAAACAATCTCAGGTCCTAACTGACCTAATGACTGTAACATTACATTTAGATTTTGGAAATCTTTCTCACGACTAATAGCATTAATACCAGTTGAAATAGCTGGTGTTGTTACTTTCAGTGCTTTAGGTTCGATTTCATTAAGTAGTAACTTAAGTAATGGTAGTTGTAAGTCTTGTGCAAGCACAGAGAATACACCACCTAGAGTAGCCTCAAGTTCATTAGCAACCATACGTACTTCACTTGCTGTTGTACGTTCAGAGTCACGAACCTGACTAGAGAATACAAGAAATGCTTTAGCTAGACGCTGTTCCAATGATTGCATTAACTCATATGGTACACGTAAGTCAGCTGATTTATTTACTTGTAGTGTAGTAATGTCCTTCTCTAAGTCACCTAAGATGAAGTCACCGTTCTTAGCTTCGTGTAAATCTTCAATCTTTGTTGTACTAGCAGGACGTAAACCAAATACAGTCTTAGCTGAGATACCACCACCTTCGACAATCATCTTAGATAATCCCTCTAAGCTACGAAGGTCACCAAGGTACTGCTCAACTAAACCACGTCCATAATCTTCATTAACAATACTTGTCCATCTCAATGGTAAGTATGGAAGACTATCTGAATCGTGATACTTGATAGTATTAGGAATAAGAACTCCTTCTACTTCTTGGTACACTACATATTTATTTTCTTCTAGAAGAGCTACTAGAGTGTGTACAGACACATCTCTCTTTTCGCCTTTCTTTTCATCAGATGAATTATCTTCTATTAGTTGTAGTACGTCTGTTGGAAGAGTCTTCTTAGAGATTTTCTCTTCAATAGCCATTCGAGTAACATTACCCGAGTAGTCACGTTCAACAACAAATTGGTAAGGATTGAACACCTTAAGACCGCTATCCTTCACCTTATACAACAGAGTGTTTCCTGTAATAATAAGGAGCTTTAACGCCTCAAAAAGAGGGACACGTAATGCTTGTACGTTAATAAGTACATTAATGTCCTGCTCAAGTTTACTTAGTTCCTTATCAAGATAATCCAACTCCTCTTTATCCATTCCAAATAAGTCTTCCTCATTTGGTAGGAGTCTAAAGAAGTTACCAGTAGGTGGTAACAAAGCTAGTAGTAATTTACTTGCTAGGTTGTTAACACTGCTTGGTCCTATACTATTGTAGGGTGTATAGATAGCCATAGACTCTGACATATTGTCATCAGGGAATATATATGGTAGTGTTAGTTCACTACACTCTTCCCAGGTCTGCTCTAGGCTGCTTCTATATTTTTCTAAATAGTTATAGACTTCTTTAGCACTCCCAAATTTTTCTTGTAGTTCGTGCTTTTTCATCTATAATACCTTAAATTTTTAATCCAGCTTCGCCAGTAGTAGATGAGCCACCTGCTGCTGTATTAGCTGCAAGAGGGTCAATACGCAGTTTACCTGCACCCTTCTTCTTCTTACGTACAGTTGAACGTACGTCTTTCTCATCTTTTTCACCAAGGCTTGTAGCACCTTTACGTTCTACTACACCAGCTCCTGTAGCCATCTCTGTTTGTTTAGCACTTGCTGCTGCTAAGGCATCTTTCTTAGCCTGTTCAGCACGTTGTTGTGCTTGGTTGCTAGCCTCTTCTGCTTTACGAGCAGGGGCATCAACTAGAAC